GGCCAAGATGTATAACATCCCATGGCCTGGCCACGCCCGTATGTGACATAGTCACCATCAGGGGTGAAGAACCTTATGTTACCAAAGACTAGCTCCCATAGTGAAGCTATCTTTGAGGCTTGCAACTGAGAACACTGAGTATGTGTTGACAACACTGTTGCCAATATCTTACTCTGGATATATCTCGGCATAGTGTCAGTAGCTGATGTAAGGTCATCGGATACAGCGTATTCGAGATTCCCAGTCTTTTCGGTAATTCTATTTAAACCGTAAGACTGTTCAGTACTGTCACAAGGGAGTTGCGATAACATCGCAAACAGGAACGTGTGTAACGGAGATACAATCTCGTTAACCGTGTAGCAAGTTGTGGCCACTGGCCTAACCTTGCCTGCTTTATCCTCGATAGGAACTATCCTACCTGGATGGACCTGTATGTGCTCTGGAAGGTTACCTATAGGAGCCTTCTGTGCATATTTGATGGCTTGGCCACCAAATGTGAGGCACATCTCATTCGCTAAACGCATTAAGACGTCATACAAGCAGTCAAACTTAAAAGTTTGATACTTCTTAAGATTTACAGGTAATCTACCTGTAATCTCTTGAGGCAGAGACAGTGCATGGACATCCAGAGGTTGTCCTATGACTGATATAAGTGGTTTCCAGACGGTTTGACCGTCTATAACAAACTTATATAGATGCGGTGAGTTCTTAGTAAGAACCAACGTATCATCTGGCTTGGCAGAAAGCACATGGTAGAAACCAATGGGCTTCTGTTTGCTACTTGCATCCTTGGATGCAAAACGCTTATAATTATCAAGAAATTTCTTGATAATTCTACAGGCCTGATACTCTCGAAGAGTATCATCCTCTCTGTACTTGAAAGACATGTCATGTGCATTCTCGAATGCACATTGCATTACGGAGTCATCTCCAATTGTGGTGATTGTTGCTCGCAACTCTTTCCACTTTTCTTTCATTACCTTGCGTGACGCAGGGCCGTACAACTCATGGAATCTTAGAGCGGTACTGATGAGGTTCATCAATACAACCTTTTCAGATTCGCAATTGGACTTGACAATGCAGAGCATTGCCTGTCTAAGTCTCCCATGAAGACTATGTCTTCTGTGAGAAGGTGGGATAACATCACGCTTACAGCCTGATGTAATCCATTGGCGCCAGACAAAGAATAGATCCTTGGATCTATTAATGCCTTGCTGCCCTTCGTTCCTTATCCAATCTACTTGTAGATTGATAAGTTGTGAAGTAACCTTGCTTACCGCACTGCCTTTAATCGCTAAAGAGCGCTTAAAAGTCAGGATATCCTTATCCAGGACATCTGGTTTAGGATTTATTACTTTGGTTCCCATTTGTATGGTACACCTCCTTCTTATGCTAAACAGGCCTATTCGGC